GTAAGAACGCCCCCAAATAACACCGCCCCAAACAAGTACGCCGTTACGATCTACATAAAGACCACAAGCGCCGGGAATGGTAGAAGCATCAACATTAAAAGCGGCGGCGTTAATACCTGAAAGCAAAAGATGACCAGAGAAAGTTCCAGCCTGATTTAACTGTTGGGTAAAAGCCACACCCGTAAGCGGTAACTCTGCAATGATTGTATTGGTAAGAAGATCAACAAAAAGATACCTGTATGTTGTTACTGGCACGGTATCCCCTATTCAGTAGGAATTAACTCCCAAGAAGTTGTTTCTTCATTCCAAGCGTAATCATTTCCATCTTCAGGATAAGCAACTGGCGCTTCCCATAAATAAGAAGTTTCATTCAATGTCCAAGAAGCATACGGTTGTGGAGCCGCAAAACCTGTGCCATCAAATGTGTAACCAATACCAGCGTAATTCTTATGTAGTGGTGTACCGCCTAATGTATGAACGCCGCCCTTTGTGTTGTATGAAGTTTGCACCCATGTACCACCAAGGTTTGCCGCACACCATTCTTTAGAGTCAGCAACAATTACGCGCTCTACAACACCATCAACTACTTCTGCAAAATGAGCCATGATTATTCCTTTTCTTCACCATAAAGAACTGCGGCGTTAAGTAATTTTACATCACGCTTAGTAACTATTCCGCCTTTTTCATCTAATTGCCCTTTGGCTTCCGCTTCAGTATCGGCAACTATGTGAACAAGCATTACAACTTCATAACTAAAAAGTTGTGTTTTCTTTTCTGTCTTAATCGGTACTACATTTTCTTCAGTCATTTGCCTTCTCCTTATACCGGGTAACGAATAATAACAATACCAGAACCGCCAGAAGCACCAACATTATTTGTACCTTCAATGTAGTTACCACCGCCACCACCGCCGCCAAGATTTACACTACCTGCTTGTGCGGGAGCAGAAAAAGTACCAACAATAAATCCACCGCGACCACCACCACCAGCGCCACCTACTCCTGCAACGCCGTTTGAAGATGAATAACCTGAACCCCAAGCACCACCACCACCGCCAGCATAAGTTATTGCTGATCCACTATAAGAGTTTGATACTCCATCTCCACCTGTTCCACCTGAACCAGTAGTTCCGCTTCCAGCGCCAACTGCACCAGCGCCACCTCCACCTGCTCCGCGATACGCGTCAAGAGCAAGTGAAGAACCTGAACCTGCTCCACCAGCAAAACCTTGTGAAGTAGTTGGTGAACCGCCTGAAGTTGAATTTCTGCCAGCACCACCGCCACCTGATCCACCAGTTAAGCCGTTTCTTCCATCACCAGCGCCACCGCCACCGCCACCCTTTACAAGTGTTGATGAACCAAATTGTGAGTCACTTCCTGTTGTTCCGTCACCAGCGCCACCAGTACCCGCGCCACCAGAAGCAACTCCACCAGCACCACCCGCGCCAACTGTTACTGTGTAATTAGTTGCAGTAAGGCTTTGTGATGTAAATGTTAAAAGTCCTCCTGCGCCACCGCCACCGCCAAAACGGGAACCGCCTCCGCCACCGCCAGCAACTACTAAATAATCAGCAGTTAAAGATTGAAGCGGTGTAAATGTTCCTGAACTATTAAATGTATGCACCCAATGAGTTGCAGTCTTAGTAACTGTTCCACCAAATGCTTTTGCTAGTGTGTAAGAAACAATAACAATTCCTGAACCTGCGTTACCTCCAGTAGTTCCACCACCACCACCGCCACCGCCTGTGTTAGCAGTTCCCGCAGAGCCATTTGCTCCAGAGTTAGCACCACCATTACCTCCGCCACCAATACCGCCAGTGCCACCAGTGCCAGAAACGCGAGCGCCACCGCCACCACCACCAGCGTAAGTTACAGAGGTTCCAGTAATTGAATTTGCTGTACCAGCACCACCAGCGCCACCAGTGTTATTACCGCCAGCACTGCCTGAAGAAGTTGCACCGCCACCGCCACCACCAGAAGGATTTGAACCTGATTGCGCACCTATACCTCCGTTGGTTCCTTCGGCTGGTGAGTAACTTCCTTGGTTACCTGTGCCACCTGATGAATAAGTACTAACGACACCTTCTCCGTGTCCACCACCGCCAGAACCACCATCTGCAGCCTGTGAAGAACCACCGCTACCTGATTTACCACCACCACCGCCAGTAGAGGTAACAGTAGAAAATACAGAGTTTGATCCTTTAGTTCCTACCGCTGTGCTAGTAGTTCCTGCACCACCAGCGCCAACAGTTACAGTGTATGCAGTTCCACTTGAAGCAGAAAATCCTGTTGCTGTTCTAAAACCACCAGCACCGCCGCCGCCTGCCGCATCTCCACCTCCACCACCGCCACCTGCAACTACTAAGTATTCAGCAGTTAAATTAGCAGATGGAGTAAATGTCCCCGAAGAATTAAAGGTATGAACAAAACTAAATGTGTTTGGGTTAAATGTAATTGTTCCACCAGTTGCTAATGCCGCACCAGTGTAGAAAGCACCTGAAGAATTAAATGTGTGGATTGTATTTCCACCTGATGTAGTTACAGTTCCGCCGTAGGCTTTTTGTGTAGTGCCTGAATAGCGAGCAATAACAATTCCTGATCCGCCGTTACCGCCAAAAGCAGGTGTAAGAGCGCTTGTACCAGCACCACCACCTCCGCCTGTATTTGCGGTTCCTGAAACTCCAGCAGTATAAACAGGACCAGAATTAAAAGAACCAGCCGCTCCACCACCACCTGCACCGCCAGAACCACCTGCCGCCTGATAACCAGCACCGCCTCCACCGCCACCATAAGTAACAGACGAACCTGAAATAGAAACTGCAACACCAGCACCACCATTAGGACCAGCACCGGGCGCACCACCACTAGATGAACCACCTACTGCACCAGCACCACCGCCAGCACCGCCTTTGTAACCACCGCTATCAGCATCACCGCCTGCATAACCTTGATTAGTTGTACCAGCAGCGCCTAATCTTTGTGGATTGTTGAACCAACCACCACCACCACCTGAACCGCCTACATTTGGTGAATAAGGAGCGCCGTCACTTCCACCACCGCGACCACCACCTGTTGATGTAATTGTTGAAAATACAGAGTCAGAACCATTTGTTGAAACTGTTGAAGTACCACCTGCTCCACCAGCACCAACAGTTACAGTGTAAAAAGTATTTGCAACTACATTTATGGCTGTTTCTAAGGTTCCACCGCCACCTGTTGCGGTAACTGTTGAACGCAAACCTCCAGCGCCACCACCGCCAGTACCAGTAGATGAAGTTGGAACTAAACTGCAACCACCTCCACCGCCACCAGCAACTACAAGATAATCAACAGAGAAACCTTGATTTCCAGTTTTAGCAGAGTCAAAAATTCCAATAATAGGCATTATGAAACATCTCCAAACACATACCAAAGATCAGTTCCGGCTTTAAGACAAGTTGCCGCACTGTAACGCGCTCTAAGTTTAGGAGCGGCGGCAGTGCCACCAGTTGATAAAATACTTGTTGTGCCGCTTGTTACGGCTTGAATAGTTGTTTGTCCTGCGCCAATTTGCAAAACATTTATTTGAGTTCCAATTGGAAAAGCAACAGAAGCGTTTGTTGGAATAGAAAATGTGTTAGCAGAAGCGTTATCCATTGTAACCACTTGCCCGTTATTTGCTAAAACTGCTGTATAAGAAGCGGTTTCCGCATCAAAGGCTAGGTTAATTTTAGGATCAGAAAGTGTTGGGCTAGTACCAAACACCAAAGCGCCTGTACCTGTTTCATCTGTAACGGCTGATGCAAGATTAGATGAAGATGGTGTTGCTAAAAATGTTTCTACGCCTGTTCCAAGACCAGTTACATTTGAAATTGCAATAGATCCTGTTTGGTAAGCCAATGAATTCCACGCTGTTGATCCATTGCCAATTTTAGTTTTTAGTGTGTCGGTTTCAAAACCCCATTCACCTGAAGCAAGGGTTGGGTTGGCAGAAGTCCATTGTGAGGCTGTGCCACGGCGTACTTGAACTTGCGTTACAACTGGCATTATGGAGTACCCCCGTTAAAAGTTTGTGTTGCGGTGTCGCTTACGCCCCCACCTTGGTATGGAGCAATGCTATCAAATACACCAGCATCTATCTCTGTAACTGATGCGGCTGTGCCAACTGTTGCCCATGCGCTACCTGTGTAAACCTGAAGCCCTAATGAAGTGTTGTAATACAGATCCCCGGCGCGCAATGTTGGTAGCGTTAAAGCCGTATCACTGGCAGGTGTGTTTGTAGGGGTTAAGGCTAAGCGGCTCATGCAATGTCACCCACAACAATCCATGTGTTTGACGCTGTGCAAATTGCTGTTGCTGTTGAATACTGTGCGCGTAATTTAGGAGTAGCCGCAGTTGCTCCTGTTGAAACAACAGTTACGCCTGTGTCACCTTGAAAAGTAACTTGACCTGCGCCCATTTGAGCAAAGTTAATTTGTTCTCCTACTGCATACAATCCTGCGGCAATTGTTACTATAATTGCAGAACCATTTGTTAGCGTTACAAATTTAGCAGAAGCATCAGCCGCTACTGTTGTGTATGTAGTACCTGTTTGTGCATTAAGAGTAAGAGTTGTCGCGGCTTTGTAATCTAAAGAAACAGTTACAGATCCGCTTGACCCACCACCGCTTAAACCTGTGCCTGCTACAACGGCAGAAATGTCACCGCTTTCAGGAATGTTTGTTGTAACTAAAACGCGTGTATCTGTAATGTTTGCGTTAGTGATAGATGTTGCGCCTGCTCCAACGGCTATTGTTGCAAGAGAAATTGAGTTAGCAGGTAACGCCGGTGCAACAGGAGATCCCGCAGGAGTACCTGCAACAACTTGCATAATTACATCATTAAGTGATCCTGTGTAGTAAGCATCTTGAACAGTCATGCACACGCGATCAATGCGCGGATTTGTTGGGTCTGCGGTTGTTACAGTAAGAACTGTTGTTGCGTCATTGTAACCAACATAAGTACCCATGTTTGCTTGGGTAGTTCCAACAATTGCCGCCCAACCAGATGCAATAAGAACAGACATACCCGCAGGAGCGTTTTGTGTAACCGCTAATGAAGTGTCTTTAATAATACCGGTGGTAGCCCAAAGAGCCTGTGTAGTTAAACGATCATTTTCCGCAGGGTGGGAACCGTTTTGTAACCAACTAGGGGGTGTTCTGACTGCCATTTATTCTCCTAAATGTACGCTGATTGCCATGTAACGGTTGCACCTGTAACACCAACAAGGGTACTACCTGCGTTACCTGTCAGGTAGAAAAGATTAGTGCCGGGTTGAGCAGAAAACCATTGCCCTGATGTGAGCAGGTTACGCGCAGGATTTCCGTTCAATGTAATAAGTTTATTGTATAAATCAACTACAAGGTAGTCAGTGTTAGTAAGTGAGCAATTAAAGTTCAAAGCAAAACCTTCAGTTTGATTACCCAAAATAGGATTATCAATTGGACCGTTCAAAGTAATTGTTGGGTAGGTTTCAGTCCAACCGTTATTTTCAATGTTTGTTGTAATTAAAACAGAGCCGCCACCGTAAACAAGGTTGTAAATGCGGTTGTATGTGCGACCACCCGGCGGTGTGTAATTTAGCGTTGCGGTCTGAATGTTTGAGTCATAGTAACGGGGATCAGGGCAGAAAAAGACTACCTGCGCCGTAATGTATCCGTAAGTGTAGTTAGGATCAACGCTTGCTTGTAAACCGCGTACGCGGGCGTTTATGACCTGCTCACCGGCGGCGTTAGATAAGATGAAGTAAAGCGGGGTTGTACCGCTCTGTTGGGGCAGTAAAGCCCTCTGAAGGGTATTGAAATTGGCTTGTGCAGTGGCTCCCGGTGATCCAAGGATTTGAATGATCATGGAGATTTCTCTGCCACCTAAAAAGTCACGCCCTGAAAACATGCCATCTGCATAACCACGGTTATCATCTTGATTACGGATTTCTGGCAAAGCCTCCAAGCCATCAACACTAAGGATCTGGTAAGGCGAACTTGATCCACCAAACACCTGATTGTTAAATGAAAAAGAATAATTGGCAATTACTTGTGGCATTACAAACCGCCCGTTCTTCTACGCATCATAATTATTTCTGCTGATGTTAGTGGCTTGGTTGCAGATTTCATTTGTGAAGCAATTGAAGCCGCTCCAATAGCACCGCTTTCTTTAGAAGCCAACGCAGTAGGTGAATAAACTGTTACAGGGGCGCTGAACTTTGCGGCATTAGTTACTGCGGTAGCAATTGCAGAAGGAGTTGCATTAGTTACGGCATTAACAGTTGTGTTGTTATTTATTGTGGTTGATGAACCGCCACCACCGCCACCGCCACCGCCGCCACCGCTAAATGTAAATACAGGAGCATTTTGCATAGCCGCCATAGCCGCTTGTTGCGCCCCAAGAGCCGCCATAGCCGCCGCAACTTCAGCCAATTTAGCCCTTAGATCAGCAAGTTTCTTTTCCGTAGCCTTTTGAATTTCATCAATAGCCTTCTGGTATGCAACCTGCGCTTCAATCAAGGATTTATTAAGATCTTTTTGAGCATCAGCCAACGCTTCAGTTAAACGCTTTTTAGCGTTTGCAATTTGCTCATTCATTTGAGCAACTGACTCTGCCGCTCTTTCATCACGGGCAATTTTGGCTTCCGACATAGCGGCTTCATAAACTTTGTTAGCCTCTGCCAAACTTACTTTAAGTTCACTATCTACTTCTGCTAAAGAATTTTTAAGATCTACGGCTACTTGTGAGTATGCGTTACGCAATTCATCAGTGGCTAATTTGCCACCGGCGTTCATTGTCTGTGCCAGTTGATCCATTCCGCGTTCTGAAATGTTTTCAACTTCACCATAAAGACCTTGTAATTGTTTGGTTGCTTCAGGGGAGGCGGCTTTAAGCGCGGTGGCAATCTTATTACCGGCTTCTGGTCCATTCTTCACAACTTCTTCAATAAAAGTTTGGCTGTATCCCATGCCTGCAAGAGCGGCGGCATTAGCCTGAAGATCCTTAGCGGCTTGTAATTTACTCTTTAGATCTTCCAGTAATTTATCAGCAGATGGACCTGCGGCAAATGACTCTGCAAGATTGAAACCGGTCTTAGATGCAAAAGCATTACGCAAACGGTCCATAGATTGCTTAACAATTGATGCTTGTTTTTCCATAGCCTTAACGCGTAGATCAGCAGACTTGTCTGCCGCCTTTGCTTCAAGATCTGCAATTTTGGCATCTAAATCTTTTTTAAGTTCTAATGTTTTTTTGTTGTAATCTTTTGTAATGTCAATTAAACGCTTTGCGTTATCTTCTTTAGCATCTGCTTCTGCTTCTGAAAAAGCCTTATTAGCATCTGCAACACGCTCCTGATAGCGCTCGTTTGCTTCTGCAATTTTTTCATCACGCGCTACTGCCGCTTCTAGCATTTTTTCATTTGCTTCAGCCGCAACATCATTCATGTCTTTGTAAATGTCTTGAACATCTTTTTGATACTTTTTAATTTTGTCTAAGGTTTTTTGATCTGGTACGCCTGTTTTATTAGTTTTGTCATCTTTGTCTTTTTTACTTTTTGTTGCTTTATCAACTTTAGCACCGCTTTTTTCTGCGGCTTTACCCATAGCATCTAAATTAGCGGCAAGTTGCTTAGCCTTAGATGCCGCGCCATCAGCAAAATCAGAGATGCCATCAAGCCCTTTGTTCATAATGTCTAACCCGGCTTTAGCAAATTTTCCTACACCCGGTAACTTAGAAAGAACTGTAAGTAATGCTTTTAATGGACCCGCAACTACTTTCATAATTGCTTCATAGACTTTGCCGACCATAGGAATGATTGAAGCAAAAGCGGTAAGCGCAACCTTAGCCATAGAAATAACAGCGTTCCTAAATGTGTCGCTCTTTTTCCATAACAAAACAAATCCTGCTACAAGTAAAGCAACGGCTGTAACAACCAAGCCAATAGGGTTAGCCCGCATTACTGCATTAAGGCGCAGGATAGATGCGGCAAGAGTATTTGTAGAAGCGATAGAAGCAAGTTGCCCACCGCTCATAAGAACCTGCGCTACTGCAAATAATTTGGTAGCCGTAGTAGTAGCAATAACAATTGTCTTGTACGCTGTTAATGCGGCAACTGCAACACCTAAACCAATGCCCAATGAAATAATAAGATCTTGATTATTCTTTAGGAACTCACCTAATTTTTTAAGCGCAGGAACAATGCCTTTTTCTAATACTTTAAGTAAGCCATCAAAGATTGGTAACAATCCCTGACCAATAGCAACCTTAGCATTATCCATTTCTGCGGCAACACGGCGCATAGTGTTTGCTGTGCCACCTGCTGTGCGGTCATAGTCACCTTGCTGTACTGCTGTGTCCTTCATAATCAAGGAGTAAGCCGCCTGTGCCTTAGCCGCAGGATCTAACGCTTCTTTGGTGTTCTTGATAAGTCCAAGGGTTAGCGCTTCTGTCTTTAAGCGTGTTTCAGAAAGTACAGAACCAAACTTTTTCATAGGTTCTGTTTCACCAGATAGACCAGAACGCAAAGCGTTTAAGGCATCATCAACAGACATGTCATTAAATGAAGCCATGTCCACGGCTAGTTCAGTCAGTGATGTAGAAAACTTTTCAGTATCTTCTGAACCTAAACCAAAAGCGCTAAACAAGTTACCAAAAGTACCCACTGATGTAAGCGCGGCGCGTTCTGACATACCAAAATTGGCTGTTGATCCTTTAGCCCATGCTTCAATTTCTTTTGCGTTCTCACCAAATACAACGCCCACTTTAGACATTGCTTCATTAAGGTTTGAAGCCGCCATAACTGACTCTTTGGCAAAGTTAGCAATCTGCGCTCCACCAAATGCAAGACCAATAGTGGTAGCCATAGATTTCATTTGGGTAGTGAACTTACCCATACCTGCGCCGGCTACTTTTACTTTGTCATCTACGCCTTTAATAGCCGCTTCTGCTTGGGCTAGTCCTGCTTTGAGTTGCGTTACATCTGCTTGGAGTTGAACTAAAATTGGTGGGATTGCTGATGCCATCTCTATCCCCTCAACTTCATAGTAAACGCTCCAATGAATGTGCGTGACAATGTGCCGTTATCTTTAAGGCTCTGCGCGGCAGGTCCAAGATAAGGGTATTTTACGCCGGATTTCCATTGTGGGGAGCCTAATTCAACTGCTCTTGCGTAAGACATTGTTGCGCTTACTTCTGCAATGTATGTACCAAATCCGTAACGCGCACTTGTTGTAATAGATCTACGCAAATTACCAGTAACAACATTTGGACCGGGACCACCACTGCGGGGCTGACCTTTAGCGTGTGTACCGGTATTAGCATTTTGTTTTGCCTGACGCTCTACCGCTAAACCTGTAATAGTTATTGCGTATTGCGCGGCTCTTTCAATGTTATCTTCAGTGGCTTCAAAACCGGCAAGCACTTCTGCAAGGTTGGTAATTCTTATTGAACCAGCCATTACTGTGCCGCCTGTTCTGCCTTCACTCTGTCCACGGTTGCGGCTATTGCCATCAACCAATCTGCTGTTTCTGCTGGCAGGTTATCTACTTGGTCTGGTGTCCAACCAAATCGTTCTGCCATTGTGTAGTAATACCATTGTTCATCAGGGTAATCAAAGGCTTCATGCCGCTCACCACCCTCCAACAACCACTTTAAGCGTTGGAGTCTGCGGTAAGCGCTTTTGGGTCTGCCTCATTTTCATCTGTTTCCGCAAGATTAGGGAACAGGTACTTCTGTGCATCTTTAGTTTCTTCAACCAAAGCGTCATAATCTTTCATTTCAAGTTCATCAAGATTGTCAATTTTGATTGCAGGAATAATTAAATCAAATGACCAATCTTCAACCAACATTGCAATAAGAGCATCACCTAATGCAAGCGCTCTTGATAGATCGCCGCCTTCTGTTTCTGCTGATTTCAACACACGCTTGCGATCTTTAACGCGCAAGTTTTGTGGATCTTTAAGAGTTACGGTTGCGCCTGACGGTAGTGTAATTTTCTTGGACATGTTTGCCTCCTGTTTGTTTGCCTTCCATCAATCATAACAAAAAAGGAACAGGTGGGCGGGATCGCGGGAAGGCGTACGCGATCTAACCAACCCACCTGTTCAGGCTTTATTTATGCGTATGTTCCTGATGCTTTAGCGTTCTGAAGTACCCACTTGATAGGTGAGAAACCGCCAGTTGAACCTGCATCTGTTGTGTTTGATTGACCGTTTAGATCAATTGACACCTGCACAAAATCTTCTCCACGCTCAATCATTGCGGCTGTGTAAGCACCCTTAGTGATTGTTGCTTGGATCTGAACTGCCGCCGCGCTTGATCCGTATGCCCAGTTAAGAACAATGGCAGGCTGTGTGTTAGATAGGAAACGGGTTAGTTCTGCATCTGTTTCCATTAGGAATGTAATCTTTCCAGTTACTTCCAAAGGTCCCAAGAAAACTTGGTATGGGTTCTGTGTAGCAGAAATACCATAAACAGGTGTTACCGGGCGGCTCATGTCAATGTTTCCTGACATAGCGGTTGCAACTGTTGATCCACCAATGCTTACAGTTCCGCGCCATACTGGTGTTGGAAGAACTGTTGAGAATGTAGGTGTTGGATCTGAAACAGTTGATGATTGCCAACCTGTTGTTTTGGTGTCGTATTCAAGCATGCCATCTGCGTTGAACTTCAATGAGAAATCAGAGAACTGGCAACCCGGATAAGAGCGAACATCAACGGCGTAGAAGTCAGTCAATGTGTATGAAATTGGCTGAACATCAACATCTGATGTGAGGCTGTTCTTTAGGCTGATTGTGTGTGTGTAAGGTGCTGAAGCGCCTGTTGTTGCTACTGACCCAAGAAGCCCCGCGATACCGTAACCAACGGTGTCTGCAAATACAGCACCGCCAAAATCTACGGTTGAGCGTGTGCGCCCCGGAATGTAGTTGTAGTTAAGAACATTTGAGCCGCGTAGTCCTGTGTCATAGAGCGGATCTACAATGTCTTGTGGTTTTAGGCTGTCTTTAGCAACAGGAATAAAATCTGTTGGTGCGACAATGGTTCCCTTGGTTACTTCTTTAGCAATACCAAGGTAACTGCGTACGGATTGTTGTAATGCCATTTAATCACTCTCCTGCTTTCAAGTCTGACGCGGCAGACGGTTTGGTTGTTGGGACTGTTGGAACTGTTGGCTTTGCCATTCCTGCGCTTTCGCAGTCAGGGTGACTAAAACCTTCTGGTGCGTCAAACTCATCACCGGGCTTTACTGTGATCCCTAGCGTTGGGAACACGCGTTCATCTGTTCCTTTGTATTTCAGTTTCATGCTTGCTCCTTATGCTTGGATCATTTCAGTAACATCAAATTCTAGTTCAGCAAAAATGTCAGTAGCGCCTTCATTGTTTGTTGCGGGTTCACCGTAACGCCCGTTAATGACTGGTTCTGCTCCCTGCCAAACTAGGTTCCCGGTTGGATCTCCAAAGTTGTGATCTGACCGCAAACGCTCTTTGATGTTATCTATAAGGGTATCAAAATCCGTCATTACATCTTCAGAGTTTGGGTGAAGTGAATGTGCATACACTTGAAGAATTACGGTGTAGTCCACGCGTTTCCAACCATTAGTAGCCCCGCCGATTGCTAAACGGTTTTCCCTTTCAGCCGCAATAAAAACAACAACGGCTGATCTAGTCATTTGCCCCGGTAACGCATTTACTTGAAAGTTAATGCGCTTTGGGAAAGATGTAAATACCTGATTAAGTGTTTCAATCGGTGGGTTAGCGATAAATGCAGATAAGGTGGAGCGTACCCCGGAACGCCCTGCCATTAGCGGATCCTGCGATACTTGCTAACCATGTCCAAAGCAAGAGCAATCTCACCGGCGTAACGCTGATTGTTGCCAATGTTGGCGGTTGGCTGTGTTGTTAGGTTCATAGTTAATGAACTATCACCACGGGTTTTTAGAAAAGCGGTAGTAACCAAAATAACGGCTTGCTTGATTGCGGTTGGCATGTTGCTAAATGCAACTGCGGTGTGTGTATAAACAAGCGGTGCGGTTAAAGTTACGGTTGTAGATCCGTAAGTGTATGAACTAGATACGGTTACAAGTTCGCTATTAGGACCGTCATAAATGCGGTACTGCTCACCCGGCAAAATACCTGCTGTGTTTGCTACAACAATGGTTGAAGCGGCGGCTGTGCCTGTTGCAAGGGTATTTACATAGCCTCCTGCATAGGTGTATTTCACATACATGATCTGTGAAGGTGTACCACCGGGACCAAAAGCCAATGGACCCTGTGAAGAATAGGTTGTTTGGAACAAAGAAAGCGGAACAATTACTTGCTGATTTTCAAACCAGCACAAAGATGGATCAGTAATAGCCACTAAATTGTTAGGTGTTGTGCCGTATTGGAAGTTAGTAAGAGCCAAAATAGGGTTTACATTGGGGTGCAAAGCCACATAACCTTGGTTGTTAATGCGTACTCTTTGGGTTTCCGTGGTTGATCCGGCTACTAAATCTTGGTTTAGGTACTCATTGATGTATGAAGAAGCGCGCAAAATCACGCGATCTAATTCAGCATCTTGCGCTAATTGGTTTCCACCCACCACAAGGTTGTTGTAATCAATAGATGTAGGGGCGTTCTTGTATTCAGCAACAGTTAAATAACTGCTTTCACTAAACCCTGTAAGTGATGTAAGCCCCGTGGTCATCTGTTATTCCCCATCTCTTTCAGGTGTTCCATTCTCATGCCCGCAACGCGAACATTTGCGGAACCAACTACCAAAACCACATTCTACGCAAGTGAACCCGCGTTGTGCATCACCTTTGTCATAAGGATTAAGTGACGCTTCAAAAAAACCTTCAGCCTTCATAGCCCGTTCTGCACTTGGACTATCAACATTGTAAATGCCTTTTTTATCAGGGCGGTAAGTATTATTACCAACCACTGTTTCTCTTACACCTTTATCTGGTGCTACCCATCTGCCCACATTGCCTCCTAGATTAAATAAGAAAGGGTGCGCCCGCTATGTGACGCACCCTCCCTTCTCATCAATTACTTTTCTGTGATCATTTCAGCCGTAGTCATGTGTGATGTTGTGCCATCAGGTAAAACCGTCAGACCACCACCGTGACTATTAGCCGGCTGATTACAACCACATTCTAAACACATTACGCGTTTACAATTCCTGACACTGCGCCGTTCCATGCAGGAGCAGAGCAGAAGAATGTTCCACGGAAGTATGTTGAGAAGTCATAAGAGAACTGTGTAACAGGCCATTGGATACCCATGTAATCCTGTACTAAGAAGTTCGCCCATACATCAGATACCTCTGTGTCTGGAATTGGAAGTGTGAATGAAAGAATTGGAGCAACACCTTGGTTGAGCCATGGGTGAACCATGAGATCAACAGCCTTGCCAGTTACTTCATTCTGCAAACCAGTTACAACAGAACCGTATGTGGTTCCATCTTCACCCGGATTGTTGATAACCAAACGGTAGTTAGCGTTTGAACCTGACTTGATCGCATCAGAAAGTTGCTTACGGTCATTACCGTTAAGAAGAACAACATCTGGATCAGCCTTAACATTTTGGTACATAGACGCAAATGCAGTCTGGAACTCTCCACCAGGATTTGATGTTGAGAATGTGCTGTTAATTGCGTTGTTGTAACCTGTGTTTGGTCCAAGAACAGTTGCAAGAATTCCGTCATAACCAGTTGCGTAAGCAGATGTGTCTGCGTTTGCGCGTGATGCGGCGGCTCCTGTTGTTGTAAATGCGGCGTTGTTGCCTGTTAGTCCTTGTGTACCTGCACCCTGAATTGTGAATGTGCCGGTTCCCTTTAGGGTTCCTTGGTACTTCAAGTTTGCCGCGCCTGTAACAGTTCCAACATAGATGTTGTAACCAAGTGCGCCAGTTACAGGAGATGCAACAGTGATTGTAAGAACATCACCTGATGCAACTGCTGTGTTTGCTTCTGTACCTAGGATTGACTCACCAAAACCATTGCCAGAAATACCAGCATCAGCAGTCACATTTACATAGTAAGTTGTGTTAGCAAGTGCTGTCTGTCCTGAAGCCGCTACTGGTGATGCAAGTGTGAATGTTGGTGCTGAAAGTGCGCCAGAGTAACCTGATGCAGTTCCGCGAGCCATAAGCATCATGCGTTCTTCCATCAACATTGTTGCGTAAAGTGTTGATGTTGATGATAACTGGCGTAGATCCTGATAACCAAGACCAGAGAAGTTAGCATCAAATGTAACGCTGTCAGATAGTGAGTAAGAGTTGTAAGGAAGGATTAGATCCTGTGCGGCGTAAGAAATCTTTGGACCGCGCTCATAGTTAATAGCACCAAATGTTGTTGTGGTGTCTTGTGTGATGCCGGGCCATGTGTTTCCTACTCCACCTGTGCCTGTACCTGTGTAACCAAGGATTTGCTTCTGGCGGTGTGAAGTACCAACACCCTTTTTGCGTGGAATACGGTTACGCAAAGGTGTAGGGCGTGGTGTAAGCATCTTTGCAGGTGCTTCAAGGTCAAACGCCGCGAATGATGTAGATAGCGGGCTTGTAAGTGTAATGTCCTTCTGAATGTCCTGCATAGCAAGGCGCTGTGATGCAAGAGCAGTCTGAAGTGATGCTGATGCCTCTGGTGAAAGTGACTTGTTTGCTACAAGTCCTTCAATAGCGGCAACTGGATCCATTGCTGGTGCTTGTCCCGGAACTGAAGATGCGTTTGAAAGTGACTTACCTAGTTCAGAGGTAAATTCTTCCATGCGCTCTGCGGCTTCGCGTGGAGAAGCATCAGAAAACAGATCGGCAACCTTTGGGGCGCTGAATGTCATTTGATTTTCCTTTTGTTAGAGAGTTGGGTTAGTTCTTGCTGTCAGGATTGTTGGCTTTAGCAAGGAATTCCTTGTGTAGTTCCATGTAACCCTTGGCAAGAATTGGGTCAGTTGTTGCGTTTGCTTTCGCTTTGTATGTGGCGGCTTTAATGAGCAGGTCATTAGGTTGTGCCTGTGATGTACCTGTTCGCTTTGGACCACCAGCCACGGCGAGAGATTTAGCAATTGCCAACTCATTCTCCAAACTTACTGCTTTCTCTAGTGCCGCCTCTTTTGCGGATACTAAAGATGCAATCTCTGTTTTGATAGATGCGGTTGCGCTCTTTATTGCTTGATCTACTATGGCTTCTACTTCTGCTGTTGAAATGTCATCAGCAGAAATCTTAGGTGCATCTTCAGCAGGAGTTTCCTCTACTACTGGTGCTTCTTCTTTTACTTCTGGTTCAATGTCTGCAACTTCTAGGTTTCCAACTTCAGCAGACTTGGGTGTTTCTGCTGGTGGAACAACTACTGTGTCTTTAAGAGTTGCGTAAGTTTCTTCTGTTGGAACAGGGTTAGGATTTGCTTCTTTGTCCATTGCATCTTTGTACATCTTGCAACGCTTATCAAATTCTTCTTCTGTTTCTCCCGCTTTCATACAACGCTTCATAAAAGCCTCACGGTCCTCACCCTTGCGTTGCATCAAATCTTCTTTATCTGAAGCGGCTTTGTTTTCAATAATTGTTTCTTCTTCCATAACTTCTCCCTCTGCTTCTTCACCTTCATACCAAGCGTGTAGGTGTGCAACCGCTTCAAGAAGGTGTGAAATGGACATTAGTTCATTGTGTCCTTCTTTAATTTCTTCTGCTTCTACTGCAATAAGGCTTGCAAGCGCGTTGCGAGCGGCTTCAAACTGCGCCTTATCAAACTTAACAAGATCGCCCACAATGGACTTTGGTACTGAAACTGTTACTGTCTTATCCATTGAGTCACTTTCTTTCTCTAAGTTATCAGAAGATTGTAGAACATTATCTTCAACAGTTTCTTCAGTTTCAATAAGTTCCTCAACTTGAATTACGGTTTCATCAGCACCGGCTGACTTAGCCAAAACCAACTGGCAGTTAGGGTTAGCAGGGCGATCCACTAGCGACACTTCCACAATTTGACCATCAACAATGCGACCATTAGCCGCTTTTGAGTCCTGAATTACGCGTGGGTTCTTGATGCCAATAGAAAAACCTTTTAGTACGCCGTGTTCTACCTTCTTAGCGCTTACAGGATCTACAACAAGCGCCGTAATGTAATGACCATCTGATTTAAGTTCATAATCTGTTGCTACACCAGCCGCAATGTTGCTGTGCTGTTCTCTGATGTTGCCACCTGATTTGAACCAGTGTGGCATAGCGCGATCTAACCAATCACCATCACAAATCTGCTTATCAATGTCCAAAGCGTCATCTGTTGCCTTGCCGTAAACGGTTAGTGTGCCGTCTGCATGTCTGTCTGCCTTTTCAATTGCAAAGTATGATGTTGTTAGATTGCTCATTGTTGCTTTCTCCTTAGTTTCTTGTTCCCTAATAATCTTTTTTGCCCAAGACCAACCAGCGTCACCGCCCCAAAGCAACCAAGCAATGTAACCAGCGCTGTCTTTTCCCCAACCTTCCCCTTTTTTATCTACTTCATGCCGGGAAAAATAAGAGTTCATGCGTTTTACTGTGTCTAATGATAGTGCTGAACCATTAGATAAATCTCTTGCGCGAGCCACACCAACAGCAGTACCACCGCGCCCGTGTTTTTCGCGTAGTTCTAATCCACGCTTTGCATTACTGCGTACTTCTTGCGGTGGAACAAAACCATCAGCCATTTTGATCCCTTATGCCGAATAGGTAAGAACTACTGCGCCTGCCGCAGATCCCGCCGCAGAAATTCCCCATAGGCTGTCCCCACCACTTACATAAAATGTTTGTGATGTGCCTGCCGCAATTGTTCTACCAATAGTTGCGCCTGATGTTGTAATAGTTGAGTCACCAACAAAGATTGATCCACTATGTCCGTTGTACAAAGTTACCGCAGTTTGCTGACGGATAGGGGTAGGAAATGTGTGCAGAATTGTTGCGTTTGTGAAAGTAGTGCAGTTAATGTGTTGCGTTGCCATGTTATTCCTCTATCCATTCAATTACCGGTGATGGTGCTGAAACCTTACTGCTTACTGTATCAACTTTCTTATTTCCGTAACGCTCAAAGTAAATGCGTTGGGCTTTCTCATCATCAGCCAACGCCCGTTCCTGTAATTCAAATTTGGGCATGTTCTCGTAATCTTCCCATTCCAAGACCACATCAACCGGTTCATTGTTTGCCATGTTTTCTCCTTAATCGCCTAGCAGGATTGAGCGTGAATTTGGTTTCCATGTAATTATGCGGCTGTCAGGTGAGTAGTAATCTTCAACGCTAAGGTTCCACCCAAATCTTTCAGCGTAAGTTTCAGTTACAGGGTTGCGCACCCCTAAGATCCATTCAGCAAACACTTCAGCATAGGCTTCTTTAGCGTTTTTAGCGCTATACCTTGAAAACAGTTCAGGGTGTTTACGGCGCAAAGCACCTGAAACTTTACCTCTATTGGCGTTAATAAAACTATCTACGGTATGCCCCATTTCATGCGCAATTGTATAAAGGTTCTCATTGGTTGTATTAGCCGCAGACATAAACCAACCACGCCAGTCTTTAGGATCATCAAGAACGCTTTTAACATCTTTAACAGAGAACCAAATAGTGTCATGCCCCAAGTAGGTGTAAGCCATGGTGTTGCCACTAGCCTGATTGTTAATAATTAGGTTGTAGCCACGCTCAACGCCGTTCTGGTCAAACCTACGCCATGCAGGTAATCTTTCATAGATTTCATCAAAGTTAGTTAAAAACTTTTCTATCTCTTGTGGGCTTGGACCATTAGCCAACGCTTTATCCACACGCAAGATGTGTGGACCCCGTATGAAAATGTCTGCTTCTTTGGCTTGATCACGCAAAATCTGTAATTGAATTTCATTGTAAGGATCTGTAAAGCGTGGATCTAACGCCCTTCTAGCAATTTGGCGATCTACCCAATCTTGTTCATTAACTTTTTGCCATGTACCAGCAAAAGAAGGAGCAGAAGTAGGAGCAGGAATAGGAGCCATAGTTACGCTTCCACCAGTAGCGGCAGGATCATCAAAGTCAGGCAATACCGGGAGCAATACGCAACGGCAATGTGGGTGTGCAGGTGGTTGTGTGTTGCCAGAATTAAAAGGCTGTCCAATAGGCACAACTTGATTAGCGTTTTTTGCACATTTGTCACATGGGCTACTTACTTCCCATTCCATCTTTTCTAATCCCGCTTCTTTATAGCGGTTAATAGTTGCGTAACTAATAGCGCGGTTCTGTTCTGTGATTGCTATGGATAACGCTCGCGCAGGATTAGCCACATGGGTCATAATCCTTTTAGCCGCTCTCTCTGCGGGCAAACCTAATTCAATCGCTTCACCAATAGCGTTGCCAATGTCGCGCACCGTGGTATCAGAAAAATCTTTGAATGTAATGTTCTGACTTTCCAACAATTGTTGAAATGCTTTAGGTGGTCTTAGTAATAATGCGGCGGCTCTATCACCGGGTTGCCAGTTAGCCCAATCAATGTCTGCCTGTGTGTCATCAGCCTTCTTGATCTCACGGGCAATGCGTAACTGTTCATCAGCAAATGCTTCACCAGTTACATAGCCTTCTGCCCATACACGCAACATGACTTCTTTAAGCGCTTCCATGTTTACGCGCACATTGAGCATCACCCATGCGCGGGCGCGGGCGTTGTTTTGTGGGGCGCTATCTGACTGGTTTGGCTGTGTCAGTAGGTACTGTTCATAAACCCGTTTAGGGTCAAAGGTTTGCCGTAAAGCCGCCCTGATTTTTAGTGCGTTCTTAGCGGCTAAACGCGCATCTGCCTCTAATGCGCGTTTGTAACTCATGTCAAATACGCTTTGGCGAGCGCTCTGGCGGTTTCAAGATCCCCGTCAAAAGCACAACGGTTCAATGCTTCACCCACAATTGGATCAAGGCTCTTGAACTCAAATAGGCGGGCGCGCTTACCCTTGTTAGCCCACTTCATAAAAGCCTTAACTTCACTCTCTACGGCTTTCTCAACTTCTTCTTCATCAAGTTCATCTACTTCTTTTTCCGGGATTTCTTTATCCGGGACTTTAACCGTTTCCTCCTGCGGTTCTGCATTTGCAGTATCAGGAGTTGTAGGCGCAATAGCAGTTGCATTAGGACCCTCCAAAGCAGGTGCAGTAGTTACTTCTTTAGCGTTAATGATGCCATCTGGTGAGAATAGGAACATGTCTGCACCGGCTACAAGAATAGGCATGTCTGCTTGTGGAGTATCAAGCAACGGCAAACCTAGTTCTGAACGGCGCTCATTGATTGTCTTACCAGCAGATGTAATTTCAATCTGTGACTTACGGGCGTTGCTCTCATTGTCCATGCGCTTGCTTGTCATCAACTTAAATTCAAGTTCACGCGGCATACCAAGGTATGTGTAAGAAAGGTTTGTAATCATCTTGCTGATCCAGTTAGCCAATGGCTGAATTCCGATTGCTTCAGCGCTTGCCGCTTCACCTTCTTGGAACCCTGCTCCACCTAAACCGCCCTTTGGAGCAAAGCCAATTTCAGAAGGCTGTACACCAAAGTGACCGCAGATGCTTGTAATCAAATAATCATCAAGCGTGTCCTTAAACTTCTCACCATAACCATCATTAGTTACTGGTGCTAAACCTTTAGGTAGCAAACGGGCGCGCTTACGCTGTTGTGTCTGTCCTGCAAGATCATCATTAAGAATGTTCTCATAAGCGCGTAGAAGATCCGGGTTAGTACCCCAATCTTCATCAGTAGTAAACATAAGTTCTGGCAATACGCCATCTGTGTACTCTGCGCGGATCCATTCCTGACGGCGTAGGTAAATGTCTGCCAGTGGTAGCGCTCGCTCTACTGGTGAGAAACCATAAACGCTGATTGTGCGGCGATTGCGCACCATGTAAGCCAATTGGTCAGTAGTAAATTCACCATCTGCCTTTGGATCTTCTTCTGTTGCGCTGAATTCAGAGCGTGGGAAACCATAAAGGATCTGTTGGAACGCCGCGTTAGGAGCCATAGGGCGCATACCGCGATCATCAATGAGCGGCTTAATAGTTGAACCATCTAGGATCTGAAACGCGTACAGATCCCCGCCTACGGTCTTTAATGGGTATGTAGCCCATGCGTCAATAACAAGGATTTCTTCAAGAGCGGTCATTAGCCAATCAGAGAAAGTTAAACCGTTTGCTTTGTCTGGTTGTTCCCAAAATTCACGGGCGCGAGCAATTTCATCATTGTATTTCTCACGGGCTTTAGCCATAGCGCGTACATGATCGCCACCTGACTCTGCCATAATCTTTTCTGAAGCGTCATTTGCTAGAACAATGTCCCAATCAAGACCAACAACTTTAGATTTAGTTACTTCAATACAACGGCGCAGAATGTCTATCTGATCTGCGGCGGCGCGTAATGTCTTAAATGGAATAAGGCGTGTTTCAGTTACATTGATGTTCTGTGCAACTTGGTATTCATAACGGCGTGGTTCTGGTCTGCCAGTTTCAGGATTTACCGGGTTAATTGCTCCCGGTGTAATAGGCATACCCGGTCCAAAAGGAACGGTTGCGGAAAATGGGGCGCGTGGAAGCGGATTAGTATTGCCGTAGTTCTGTTGCAGTTGGTTAGCAACGGCAAGCATGTCACTCTGCGACATAACAACGGAACCTGCCGGAAGATTAGGTTTCTTCTCTATGTCCCCTGTTGCTATGGCTTTTGCGATACGGTCACGCAGACCCATGTGTATCTCCTTTGGTTAATTAGCCTTGAACAACAACCCTGTACTGATTTGATGTTGGTGCTACCGAGAACAACACTGCAATTGCAGTAGTGCTTGTGTGCTGAACATCTACAACAACTTCTGCGTATGGGCTTGAATTGTCATAAACGGTTACTTGTACATCTTTTGTGCCTAGGTTATGGGTAACAGTGTATGTGGTATTTGTACCATCACCAATTGAGGCGGCGTACTTGCGTACAACTACGGCTGTATCAATTGCAAGCCCTGAACCTGAAAGGCTAAGACCAGCACCAGACTCAACAACAGCAGAAACAACATTGCTTGTGATGTTGATACCGTTACCGGCTGTAAGTGTTCCCGGTCCTGCGATCTGAACCCAAACCTGACCAGCAAAAGAAGTTAGGTAGTGGTTTGATTGAACCCAAGATGTACTTGCCTTAGTTGTACCTTCTTGAATGTAGATAGATGCGCCAATAAGTTCTGTGTATGGGTTTCCATCAGTAGCGCGTGTAAGTGTGTAGTTAGTTCCATTATCGGCGTAAACATAAATGCCATCTTCTGTGTCATCTGTCTGATTAGTAAGAACAATGCGATAACCGGCATCTGCGCTTGTAAGAGCGCCGTATGTGTCAATGTTAAGTGTGTTTGTTGATCCTGTTAGCGCAACATTCACTGTTGAAAGAAGGTTTGCCGCCGCCTTCCATGTAAGACCCTGAACAGCCTGATCTACATAGTATTTAGTTGCGGCATCTTGATCAGATGTTGGATTGCCCAAGCCTGTGATCTTGTATGTAGCAAATGGAACATCTGCGGTTGGAACTGCGAGCGCTGAAAGATTGATTGCGCTGTGTGCGGCATTATCGTGTGTTGGTGTGCCGTGTGTGTGGTCATTACGGGCAATAGATGTACCAGAGCCGTTACCAGATGAAGCACCAAATGATGTTTGTGCTGTAACGCTACCAAATGAAGGCATGCCGTGAACATGGTCTGCGCGGGCAGGAGTTGTTGCAGAACCTACTGAAGCGGTGTCACCAATTGCCTGATTTTGTGGTGCAGTAGATGTAAGAGATGGCGTACCGTGTGTGTGATCAGAGCGTGAGTAAGTGTTTGCTGATCCGTTTACTGCGGTATCACCATAAGAAGTAGTTGCTGTTGCGTTTCCAAATGTGCTTACTTGTGACCATGCAGAACCATTTGAGAAATAAAGAAGGTTCTGATCTGTTGCAAAGAATAGTGAGCCTGTGTTGCCTGAACCTGCGGCGGGGCGATTGCTAAAAGTGTTGTAAAGGATTTCTGCCTGTTGTACAACATTGATCCACGCACTGCCGTTCCAGAAATAGAGTGTGTCATCAGATGTGTTGTAGTAAATCTGACCATCAAGCGGGGTAGAAGGAGCAGTAGCAAGGTTTTGAATAACCGCGTTCTGCAATTCATTCTTGTTGAGATCAATGCTAACTAGAAATTTGCGTGACATGTTTTGGCTCCTTAAACCACATAGGCAGTGCCGCTAAACGCCGCCGTAAATGTGATGATCATTTGATTGGTACTAGGATAACTGAAAGTGCCTTCACATTGCGTTCCTGCCGAGTCCAAGACCACGGCAGTAGGCTGACCATTTAGATTATGGTTGATTGTCCAAACTGCTGATGCTTGTGCTTGTGTGTGTACATAGAAAATGTCTGATGGTGAGAATTGACCAGCAGGACCTTGTGGACCGGGTGCTGTAACACTGATGTGAGCAGTGCTATCTACAACCGTGATGTTCTGAATTACGGGTTCAACAATTATTGTTTCTGCCATTAGCGTGTTACCTGTGGGTTCAATAGCGCTTGACCTTGTACCAAGCGGGTTACAATTCCTTGCGGTGATGTAATTTCAAGATCATAGTAGTAATCTCCCGCAATAATCGCGCCTGTTTGTGCGGCTGTTGCGTGAACTGCTACTAATCCAGCCGCACCAGTAATAGTAATTCCGTTACCGCCTGTTGCTAAAGAAAGAACCGCAGTTGTGCTTTCTGGCAGTGATCGCAATTGCAAGGCGGCTGTATAACTGGTGATGTTTACAGGCGTTCCAGCAGGTTGTTCATAAGTGACATTAAAAAACCAATCAGCACCCTGATCAATTTCAACAATGTATTGGACTGCCATTTATGCTCCCTCTGTAACTGGTGTAATCATAGCGGTTCCGCATTTTGAACAAGTGCCAAATGATTTAGGCATAGGCAATCCGCATGCAGGACACATGTTAGCAATTGCATTAAAGTAATTACTTACGCTTGCTGTTCCAAGTAAATCAGAAAACGCTTGCACCATGGCATCAATACGGTCAGGGCTATCAGGATCCATTGGGGTCCACACTGTCATCTGATCTTCTAGCACCGCAAACTCTCCTACATGGTGAACTCTGCCTTGTTCATACATAGCCGCTACTGGTTCAGCGCGTAACTTCTTACCTATGTGCGCTCTAACTTCTTTAATCGGTAATGAATTACGCACTTGTTTTAGAACTGCGCTCACCATGTCACCGCCTTGGTTTACTTCAACCAAGATGCTATCTGCCTTCCATTCATCAAACACTGCTACGGCTTTAGAAGCCCATTCAAGCGGGCTACCCTTAAATGAGTAATCACCAAGCACATAACCATTACCACCTGTGTCACAACCAGCAACAATAATTCCGGTTTCATCACTGCTTGAAGTATTAGTTACAGCAGGATCAATAGAAACTAAAATGCGCGACATTGCAGGGGCTTTAGTTACACGGCTACGATCAATTACGCCTTTAGTCCATAACGCACCATCAGTGTCATCAAGGATCTCACCATAAAGTTCTTGCCTACCTAGTCTTGTGCCGTTGTAACGCGCTTGTAGTTCCAGCAATGCAGATGGCGCAAGGTTCTTAGCGTTTCT